AAAGAGTCAGGATAGATTTTACAAAGTTGCTCTACTTCAAAAATATCATGGAGACCAAGTGTTTTTCGATGCACCCGACAGGGCGTTTACTAATGAATGGATATTAGGTACCCCTGAATGGGAAAAAATTAATAGTAATATACAAAAATACCTCAAAGACAATTTTGAACGAGAACTTGAAATATTCAAAGATAAAGAGGCTGCTAGATTAGAGATGATTAGGATTCGTAACCAACAACAAAGAGAGAGAAATGCTAGAAAACTACGTGATGCTCAAGATAGGAAAAATAGTAATGAATGGTCAATAGATGAAGACACTGAAGAGTCGAATAAAGCTAATGCAGTTTTTGAGGTGATTGTAGATAATTACGGTTTATCCTTAGATGATGATGAAACAATATATGATTTAGTACCTGCAGACTATCCACATGCCGGATTGGACACATTTGAGTGGTTAGGTTTTGACTTTCAAAATAGTACATGGGCAGTTGGAGATTGGGATGAGGTGCGTGAAGCAGCAAAAGAAGACCAAAGAAACTTAATAGATGATATGGGATTAGAGGGTTGGAACAAATCTTTTGTCGAAAGTCATATTGACACAGATAGTGTTCTTGGGTACTTTAGTGAAGTGTTCGAGCAGGATATTTATGAATCACCTGAGAGTTACTTTGATGAAAGTGACTTACCACTTTCAGATAAACAGGAATACCAAGTGTCCAAACTAGAAGAAGAGGCTGAGGAGTTAGATGAAATAACTAGAAACGTAGATGGTGTATATAATGAAGATGAGGTAGAGTTAGCTGAAGATAGATGGAACGAAATAAATGATGAAATTGAATATATAAAGAATGACCCTGAAGGTGAACCAACTGTTGGGATGGTTGAAGAAGTTTTAGAGGATAGACTTCATGATGTGAAGAGGGATATTTTAGGACATATGAATGATTGGGGATTATTATTAGAAGATTATGTTGATATTGATAGTTTAATCGAAGATGCTATTGATATGGATGGTACAGGACAATCTTTAGGTCCTTATGATGGGTTAGAAAACGAGGCTGATGTTAACAATATTACGTATTTTGTGTATAGAGTTGAATAATACAACAATTCTATTATATTATATTAAAATTTTAGTATGGAATATGATTGGATAATTGAGCAACCAATAGACTTAGAGTACAAGCAATATTTAGTTTTAGACTACGTTAAAAAAGTAGAGGAAAAGTTAGATAGGTTTGAGCTATACCCTTCTTTTCAGGAACTTACGATACACTATTCTAGTATGTCAAGAGTCCTAAGCGATGGTCAATTTATTACACTCAAAAGAATACCTGAAGACATTGATGACGAAATACTTTTAACAGATTTAGTTTATAATACCATTAGAACTAAAAGTGATGAAGAAAGTAATGAAATCTTAAAAATTGCTGAATTTGCTTCCGATAAGTTTAAAAACTTATTTATGGTTTCCAAAACTTTATGGTCACTCATCAATGATAGTATTAGTATTAAACAGGTTATCAATGAGGAAAGTATTAAGGAGCATAAAACAGGAAACGGTTTTATAAATTTTATTTATAAAAATGAAATGTATGTCTACCAGTTTAATATTAAAAGAATTACAGATAAAACAATGGAGAATAAATGTTTTATTGAAAAAATATATCAAGGTGGGGATTATAATTTAGAGAAAATTATTAATGAAAATAATGTTTATGGTAAACTTAATAAGATATCTGTGGGTGAATATAAAAAAGAAAATGTCAAAAAGAAGCCAATATTTGAAGTATTAATAAGTCAAAACTTTCCAATAGAAGGGTGTTTATTATCGTTAATAAGAAGAAGGGTGATGGGGTATGTGTTCCAAACAGTAAAGCTACAAGAACTAAAAAACGAATAAAAAACTTATGGAAATAAAAAAACCAGACAATGTTGCTTACGATGAAAAGTCAGGTAAGTATAATGCTAGTGTATTACCATACGCCACTAATGTTAGTGGTCCTGTAATAAAGTTAGACGATGTTGGTGCTTTTAAAGAGAGAGGTGTCCATAGAGTACAAAAAACCTTCAATGCCAAGTATAAAGAATTAGTTGACGAGTATAATCACTTGATAGATGAGGTCGAACTAAACGACATGATATATAACTCAAAATACTCGTTTGAACCAGTAATAGGTGAAATATATCACTTATATATTGGAAGAAATGAAAAATATTTCTTATCTTTGATATCACCAAAGGAATGGAATTTAGAACACATAGCATCGGTAAGACTTAATTCAGAACACAAATGGGTTTCAATAAAAGATATTTAAATAAAGAATTTATTATTGGGTTAGAGGACAATACTTTAAAGACCGTACTTAATTCAGATGCACTAATAACCACAGATAAGTGGTCGTCTAAATTTTTAGACCTTTACATTAGTGGAAATACAAAAGACGAAATTATTAAATTATTAGAAGATGAGTAGAACACAAACAGATTTTGAAAAGTTAGAAGGTAAATTAAGATTACCAATTCATGTTAATTATATTGCCAAATATATTCTATTAAAAACCGTAGAAGAGACTATTGAAGTTTTGAATAGAGGTATTGAAAGTGGTATCATTGTAGAGTCTAAACAAAAAGGGTATTATAGTTTAAAAAATAAAAAAAGTAATGGGTAAAGAGATGGTAAACCACCCTAATCATTATGGTGGGGAAGAAAATCCGTATGAGGTTGTAAAGATAGCTGAAGCGACAGGGTTAGATAAAGATGCTTACCTTTTCAACGTATTGAAATATATGGTTAGAAGCGGTAAAAAAGATGATAACCCTCCTTTACAAGACCTTAAAAAAGCACTATGGTATTTAGAGAGACGTATAAAAACTATGGGTGAATGATAATTGTTAATTACTTTATGGTAGGAGTTTTAGTTGGTTTCCTTATGGAGCTTTCTGTTAATAAAATAACTAAAGAAGGTTTTACATTTGGTGAGAGACTTTTTGTTATATCGTTTTGGCCATTAAGTTTAACGGTTTTTATAATAGGAATGTTTAGAAAATAGAATAAATGAAAGAAATGAAAGAATTAATTGGTGATATTCACTGTTCAGATACAGTGAAGTTCATGAAAGAGATGCCTGAGAAATCAGTTGACTTAATTGTTACCTCACCACCTTATGGTGTTGGGATTGATTATGATAGTTGGGATGATGATAAATACTTTGATGAGTATATGAGGTTTACTCGTGAATGGTTACAAGCAGCACACAGAGTACTAAGGGATGATGGTCGTATCGCGTTGAACATTCCCTATGAAATTAACCGTCAAAAGAAAGGTGGTCGTATATACTTTTCATCTGAGGTTTGGCAGGTAATGAAACAATTGGGATTTGGATTCTTTGGTATTGTGGATTTAGAGGAAAGTTCACCACATAGAAGTAAGACTACTGCGTGGGGAAGTTGGATGAGTCCATCTGCACCATATATCTATAACCCAAAGGAGTGTGTCATCTTAGCATATAAGAATGTTTCTAAGAAACAAGTTAAGGGGACTCCTCAATGGGAAGGTGAGTATCAGATGGTACCAAACGAGAAGATTGAGGGTGAGTTTAGAAAGAAATTGGTATACGATGATAAAGATAAGAAAGACTTTATGTCGTTGGTTTTCGGACAATGGAATTATTTTGCAGATACTCAGACAAAAACCAAAGCAACATTCTCTTTAGATATTCCTTATAGAGCTATTAAAATTCTTTCGTATAAAGAGGATTTAGTTTTCGACCCATTTAATGGTTCGGGTACAACATGTTTGGCATCTGAGATGTTAGGTAGACCATGGTTAGGATGTGATATTTCACCAAACTATTGTGAAGTTGCGATACAAAGAATTAATGATTATAAGGATAAACAAAAACAAGTTGAATTAGAACTAAATGTTGATTAAGGTTATAGATAAGAATAATATTGTTATTACCTCCTCAAATAATCGAGTTAGGAAGTTCAATATAGAAAATGTATCGGAACCTGAAAAAGTGTGGATTGATAATATAATCGCCTGTTCAGTATCATTAATGAAAGACCCCTTTAAAAAATAAGGGGTTTTTTGTTGTTTGTTATATTTATATTAAAAGTATTTTATGCCACGTTTTATTATTACTGAGTCAGAAAAAAACGACATTTTTAAACTTTATGGTTTGTCTGAACAAACTAAAAAAAATCCTTGCCCTGAGGGTAAAGAAGAAGATGAGTTAGTTACTTATGAAGATTTAAAAAATGGTCAGGTAATAAAGAAAGGGTATTGTAATTCAAACCCTAACTCAGGTATTATTAAAATTCAAAAAAAATTAAAGGACTTAGGGTACCTTAAGTGGGATGGGTTATTAGGTTACTATGGTGGTAAAACTGCCGAGGCTATTAGTAACTTTTATAAATCACAATCATGTTCACGTGATGTTGATGGCTCTGCGTTGGGTAAAAAGACAATTTCATTAATTGAGGACCCTGATAGATATAACGCATATTATTCTAACGAGGATATTTTAGCAGCTACACTGTGGGGTGAAGCTAGAGGTGAGAGTAATGAAGGTATGAAAGCGGTTTATACCATATTAAAAAATAGGGGTCTTAGGAATGGTGATTCAAGTCTTTCATTGAAAGCAAGAATGGCTGGTGAAGCACTTAGACCTAAACAATTTTCTTATTGGAATGATAAAGGTTTTGGTAGTAACCCAAGATGTAATCAAGGTAAATTAGGTGTGAAGAAAAGTGAGTTGGGTGATTTTTTATCTATAGTGAATAATGATTCAACTATAGATATTAGTGGTGCAACCCATTATGTTAATAAAAAGAGGGCTACTGATGATAATGATTGGTGGAACAATAAAGAAAAATTTAAATTGGTTAAAACAATAGATAACCACGATTTTTATAAAGAGATATAATATGAAAAAGTTAATTAACGAGTCTGGTCTACGTAATATGAATGACCTAGCCAAGAGATATAAAAAGGCTAAAATATACTTTCATCAGGATTTAGATGGGGTTACAACTGCATTGGCAATGAAGAATTATTTAGAAAATAACGGTATTAAAGTTGTTGATAGTGAGATTATCCAATATGGTGATAAGGAATTTGCAGTGAAGAAACAAGACGCTCAAGGAGATACAATGCCAGTGTTAGTTGATTTTGCACATGGAAAGCCAATGTTTGTTGTTCACACTGACCACCACGATTCACAGAGTGGAGTTGAGGGTGATACATCAACCTCATTTAGGTCTTCACGCTCAAATGTTGAAACACTATCACAGATAATGTCACCTAAAGATATTTTTACTGCTGATGACATTAGATTAATATCAACGGTTGATTCTGCCGACTTTGCTAAGTATGGTTTAAAGCCACAGGACATTATGAACTTTATCTTTAAGTTAGATAAAGACAAATCACTACAGAAAAATAAGATGGCGTTAGGTTTGGCGGCAAACAAACTTATGTTGGCTTATAAAAACAAACCAGGTTTTATGGAGGAGTTAGTTATGACTTCAAAACCATCCTTATTAAACATATTCCAAAATATTAGGAGAATAGCTGATAGAGAAAACTATGCAAATGCGTTGATGATGTCTGCGAATCAAGAGGACTATGTTGACCAAAGAAGTAAGGACCCTAAGTTAAGTTATAAAGATGGTATTCTTTATCAATACGGTGGTGGTAGAATGTTTAAACCAGGTTCATACGATAGATATACACCATTTAAATTACATCCCGATGCTGATTTCCTTATTACGGTTTGGCCGATGGGATTGGTACAAGCATCTTGTAATCCTTTTAAGGGTGAGAGAGAACTTAAAGGTGTTAACTTAGGTGATATTGCACAGGAAGTATTGGGTAAGTGGGAATCTAAACTAAGAGAAAAGATTATACCATTATCAACAATCAAATGGATTTCTGAGTCATCAAAGAGTTTTGGTGAGGAGTCTGTAGGTTTTACAAACGCAGATTTAGAAGCATTCTACGGTGATAAGATTAAGTCTATGGAAGGTGGAGAAAAATATATGGAAAACTTAAAGGCGATAATGGACAAACCATTCAGTAAGTTAACTGACGATGAGATGAGTTTATTAGATGGTTTAGGTGTTCCGGCTTGGGAAATGATACAGGCTAACTCAGGTGGTCACAAATGTATTACTAACATTGCCGCACTTAATTATTTCGGTAGGAGTAAGAGACCACCACAAGGTAAGTACAAATACAATAAAGATTCAGGTGATGCACCATACGTTAAATTCTCTAAGATGATTGGAGAAGAATTCTATAGAAAGCTTAAAGAAAAGATTGAGGGTTCAAAAAATTTGAAAGAGTCTTTTAAAAAAAAAGCTAAAAAAATAGTAACAGAAAATATGGTGAGGGTAGGTGATGAAATTTCACCTAACTTATTTGTTAGTAGAAGGGCGAAGAATGATTATTTACCTGAAGAACTAATTAATGATATTGGTGTGGCTGCTGAAATTGCAAATGTAAACGCAGAACTAAGCTGGGCTAAAACGGGTCATGGTAAGAATACTAAAGGAGGTAAAGTAAGTAGGCACCATATTGAAAGGGCTATAGATATTTCGAAACTTCAAGACTTAAATAACCCTAATGAGAAAAAACTTTCATCATATAGAAATAACAGAGAAGGTTTTATTAGTGCGGGTGATAGATTATGTTCCGCATTAGAGTCATTAGGTTATAATAGAAATAGTGAAGGTAAACACAAAAGAGCGGTTCTATGGTTTATGCCGGATGGTAGTCATAAGAATCATTTACATGTCTCTAACGTAGAACTTAAAGACGGTGAATATAAGAAAGAAAAAAATGTCGTAAAACAAGATTTAACAATTGCAGATATTATTAGTAATGGTGACAATAGTGAGTTAATATCTTTAGGTTCAAGAGGTAAAGGTGTTGAAGAGATTCAACAGATATTGGTGGATAACGGTTATGACCTTGGAGATTTTGGTCCGAATAAAGACGGTGTTGACGGTCGTTTTGGGTCAAAAACAAAAAAGTCGATTAAAAAGTTTCAAACAGATAATAAGATTGAGGATGACGGTATTGTTGGGATTGAAACCTCAAAAGTACTTAGTCAATTAAAATAAAGAGAAGGAGACATTGTCTCCTTTTTTTATGCCAAGTTGTTTTGACATACCTGCTGGTAATTCTAAGACCTTGTCACCATAACCCGTATAGGATTCACATTCCAACTCATTAGTACATATTGGACAATTTTCGTGAATGGTATCAATATCATCACCATTGATGAATATAATATCTAAAGGTATTATACAATCGTACATCCAAAAAGATTGTTCACCTTTACTTGGCATTAAGAAATACATACCTTGGAACTCATCATTAAACTTTTGACCTTGCATTCCTTTAATTATTGAATCTTTTGTCACGCAAAGTTTGACTTTAATAATATTATCTCCTATAGTTATCTTCATAGTAATAAATATATGAAGATTATATAATATGAAAAAATACGGAGGTATTATAGTTAGATGTGATAATAAAGTATTATTATGTAAGCGGAATAATGAAGGACCATTACCTGGACACTGGTCATGTCCAGCAGGGAGTATTGAAGAGGGTGAAAGTCCTTTGTTAGGTGCGATGAGGGAATTTTATGAAGAAACTGATTTTAAATTAATTGATGAACCTGAGTTCTGTGGTCTTATTAAGAGAACAAACAGAGATGGTTCAAAAATTAAAGGTGAAATGTACTGTTTTCTTTATGATTGTGATGAAGAGATTCATCCTAACTTAACGACTGCGAAAGATGGAGATGAACATACTGAGTGTGGATATTTTGGTAAAAATGAATTACCTTCACCAATGACAGAACAATTTAATAAACTATTAAAAATTATTTTAAAATGAATTTAATGTATCAAGCGTTAGTAAAAAAGTATGAAGCGGATTTAATTGCCGCAAAGGCAACACTAAATGTGTATTTCCATAACTCAGTTGGGATTGGTGAACACCCACAACATTTAGAGGAGATGGACGAAATGGTTGACAAAATGGCAACTGCAAAAGATAAGTTGGAAGCTTTAAAATCCGAATTTGATGTGAATGGGGTTTCCATTTAATGTCAAATTACTAAAAAAAACAAAAAAATACTTGACGGAGATGAAATTTTTAGTATCTTCGTATAACTTTTGAGGGAAACGGTAATATTTATATCTTACCCTACTGAAAAAAATCAGAAATTCTTAAAAGTTTATTTGACAGTCTAAAATTAAAGTATTAGATTTGTAGGAGTAAAAAGTTAAAAGAGAAGTTCTTTGAAATATTAGAGGTTGATTATTACGGACTTTTGATGTCCTTTTAGGAGGACGTCCTTTCCAAAATAAAAGAAAGTTTAATCAACACTCGGCGGTTTAGCGTCGTTAGATAAACCCTGCGAGGGGACTAAAGGGACGGAAGGTAGAGTAGTATCTATTGGAAGTTCGCAGAGTACAAGTGTGTTCTGACAACTAAACAAAGTGGCTACGGCCGATTCCCCGAGGGCAACTGCTGGGGGGAAGAGGTTACTCTGAGTCCGTGGAATATCAGAGTTGAGATGGTGACATCAATAGGAAAAGTTACAGGTGACGGTTCGACACATCCTGTCAGGTGTTGTAGGGCTGGGTACCAGTACGACGGGTTTCCGAGGTGATTAAATCAACGAAGTCCTGAAGTACCGTAAGTTGACAGACTTACAGAGAGGTGTGAAGCATTTTGTTCTCAAAAGGAACGAACCTTCTCCTGAAGCACATCTTTCCTAAATCCACATTTTGCTACTATTTTAAAATAGATACAAAGCAAAAGTCTTCAGGCGTTAATAACGAAAGGTGTCTAACACTCCGAGTAGAAACTAACGGAGTCATTGTATTGACGGCAAGTCATTCAATGTCGATTACGAAATACCTGTTGGGACGGCCATCCCTTAGTGAACTCGCAAGGTTTAACAGAATATAGTAGTGGTTGAGTAGTTATTGACGAATACGAGTGGTTAACGTAAGTAACCGACACTGACTTGATACTTTCGGCAACGAGAGTGGATAAGTGGGCAACCGATATAGGGTAATCTCATTAAAGACAAGTCACATAAACGTGTAATCTCAGCGTTCTATACCACATATACCTTCCTTGACCTCGGTGTTAACCCACCGAGGTTTTTTTATGCCTATAGTTGTTATAGTGAAATATATTTATTATATTTGTATATACAAAAGAAATAAATATGGTATTAGAGAAAAACATAAAAATCATTCACCCACAATTCGGAAACCTTCTTAATGACTACTACTCTGATGAGGTTCAGTTTAAGTTGTTTTTACAGATGGTACATTCTTGTATTGAATTAAAGCAGGACCTATCATTCTTCAATGGTCGAGACTTCTTAGTACATATTCCTTATGATTTACTTAGCCAATCTATTATTTTGGGTAATGTGAAACCTCAAGAGGAATTGACTTTGGGTGGATATGCAATTCATAAATCTAAGATGGAGGGATAATGTATAAAGTTGGAGATATGGTTGTGATACCTGAAACAAAAGAATTGAAAAAAATACAGGAAATTGAGAGGTTTAAAGATGACGTTGTTATTTACACTACTGATGGAAATGCGTATGGTATACGAGAATGTAAAACGGTACATCAAGCGTACTCTCATGAAATAAATAACTTATTGAATAAATGGAAGGTATAACTAACTTTTACGATAGGATTCTCATCACCGAAAGTGGTGAAATGATTCACCCTGAAATTTTAAACACGAGACACATAGTCATCAATGTGGCCTCAGAGTGTGGATATACGGATAATAACTACAAAGACCTCAAACAGTTCTTAGAAACTGTTGATAAGGATAAAGTTACGGTATGGTTGTATCCATCTAATGATTTTGGAGGACAAGAACCTGGAACCATCGATGAAATAAAGACCTTTTGTGATGGGTATGGGGTCTTAGAACATTCGAATGTTTATTTAATGGATAAAGTAATTCTTAAAGATTCAGATATTTGGCATTGGTTGCAATATACTAATGAAGGTTCATCAAAATATGGTTATGATTTTGAAACTAAATGGAATTTCTTTAAATATTTAATTAATATCGATGGTAGTATTTGGGGGTTATCTAACTCTGAAGAAAGTCTACTAGATGAAGAAGTGATTGATTGGTTAAACTCATCAGTTAAGGAATAGATTTCCCTATTAGATGAAATAGGGTGGTGGAGTTGCCGACGACTATTAGCCAGGTCGGCCTCAAAAAGGTGGGGAGTAATCCTCACCTTTTTTAATTACGTGATATTTATAAACAAAGGTAAACAAAATATGGGACAAATTATTCTTACAGAAGCACAATTGGAAAGGTTGACAGCTTCCTTGACAGAAGGAAAACATGACGGGTCGTATATGGCTAAACAACAACTATTCACCATCGCCACATTAGCATATAAGATGTGGGAAATGATGGAAGACGGAGAGCAAATCGAAGATTGGATGGAAAGTAAATTAGCTCAAGCTGAACAGGGCGTAGTTGCCGTAGTTAAAGCTTATATGTATGATGAGGTTGAGGAAGAATTAACAGGTATGGAAAAATTAGACTACTCTGATTTAGTTATTGGAAAATAGTCTTTAATAATTGATTTTTAACGGCCCCTTTGTTATAATAGACGAAGGGGTTTTTTATTGCCCTATAACCTTATAATTACAATAACAAATGAATGTACTGAGATTTAACACAAAAGAACACACAATGTCGGTTGTGTTCAGCGATGGTAGTGGACCATCAGAAACTAAAGAAAATGTGATGACTATTAAAGACTATAATGGGTATTACGAAGTCCTCCAAAGACAATCAAATGAAAAAAACGCACCTATCTATAGATTTCCTATCAATAATACTATGATAGTATATACACATGAATAAATTAGATAAAGATTACTTAGAATTATTAAAGGACATCATGACCAATGGTGTTGAGAAAGATGACCGTACAGGTACTGGTACAGTATCGGTCTTTGGTCGTCAGATACGTCATGATATGAGTGAGGGGTTTCCTTTACTAACCACAAAGAAAATGGCGGTCAAAACAATGATGACTGAGCTAAAGTGGTTCTTAAAGGGAGATACTAATATTAAGTATTTGGTGGATAATGGGTGTAACATTTGGAATGGAGATGCTTATAAGAATTTCTTGATAAAATCAGTACCCCACGACCATCAAGAAACAAAGGAAGAGTTCATCAACAAAATCAAAACCGATGATGAGTTTGCTGAGAAGTGGGGTGAATTAGGTCCTATCTATGGTAAGCAATGGAGAAGTTGGACTGAATATTATGTTAAGAAATTTAATGGCGGTAATCCTATTATAGTAGAGAGAACTAAAGACCAAATTAAAGATTTGATACACAACCTAAAAACAAATCCAGATTCACGTAGGTTGATGGTATCTGCATGGAATGTAGCTGAGATGGATGGTATGGTGTTACCTCCGTGTCACTATGGATTCCAAGTTTACACGAGAGATTCAACAAGAGAAGAAAAGATTGTGAACCCTGGTAAATACAAAGTTATATCACTAATGTGGAATCAAAGAAGTGTGGATACTTTCTTGGGGTTACCATTTAATATTGCGTCATACGCAACTCTACTACAACTTATAGCTGATGAATGTAATATGATTGCTGGTGAACTAATTGGTAACTTAGGTGATACTCACTTATACAGTAATCATATTGAACAGGCGAACACGCAATGTGGTAGACAATCATTTGAATTACCAACGATTAAATTGAGTAATGTAGATATTCTAAATGGTGAGTTTGATTATGAAATTAAAGGTTATGAATCACACCCAACAATTAAAGCTCCCCTATCCAATTAATATGAAAAAGAGAGAAGCAATGAAAACATTAAAACTTAAAGTGATGAGACTCATTCGTAGTGACATGGTACAAAATATATTACCATGGTTTATGATAGGACTTACATTACTAATATACATGAATAGACAAAAATAAATTATGGACCACATTAGACTATATGAAGTAAAGTTAAAAACTATTACTGAAGAAATGGATAAACTCAAAGAAGAGAACACCAAAATAATGAATGAGTTATTGGAAACAAGAGACGAGGTTTACGATTGGAAAGAAAAATATAAAGAGTTAAGAAAGACTGTAACGGGTTAATGTATTTTTATGAGGGACATAAAAGGAGGTCTAATAGAATTTATAAGAGAAATGTATGTGATTCAATACTCTTCCAGTCCCAAACCTCGTTTGGTTATCAAACACATTCACGAGGACTTCAAAGACAAGGACATCACCATAGTACCAATTACTGTAGGAAGAAACGTGAACGTGGATTTCATTTGGGGTAAGTCAAAGAAAGTTACCGCTATAGATTTATACCGTAAAGATTTTAATGATATGCCAGGTAATGTGATGAAGTTGTTTCGTCACAAAAGAAGTTTGGATTTCTATGGTTTCTTAACTGAGAGTGATGAACCTGTTACCATCCCTTTGAATATGGTTACCGATGAGTTTCCTTTATTATTTCCTATTGAGGAAGTTGAATAAGTCCTCAACGGTTTCGAAGTCACCTGAGGTGGCTTCACCATATACACCATTGGTGTTGATAATCATATCACTAATTCCGTAAAATATAACTTCATATAAAGGATAGTAATCTTCATATAAATCCTCATCCCAATTAAATCCTACACTACGTAAACAGTTGTAAAAATCATTTGCGACTGTCGTTTCGTATTGTTCTGTTTGTGCAAATGCTACTGAACGTAATAACGAATCTAATATTTTCTCAGGGGTTTCATAATATGGTTCACCATCTTCACCACCATTCATGTGGAACTCTCTTAAAGACTCTGCAGTAATCTTTACTGACTCTCCTTTACCATTAGACAGTAATAGGTAATCAGGAACGATATTCGTAAAGAAATAAAGGTAGTTATCAGAAGCGTCTATAGTTGATTTCATTACTTTAGTGTTAACGGTAGTAATAAAAAATTCACCCATTTTAGTATTTACGTTAATAAATGTGGTTGGGAATGTTACCGAATCAGATTGTAGTTTTTCTAAACTACTATCAAAACAATCGGTGATTGATTGATTTATAAATGCATCGTTGATTGAGTTACCTTCCAATTCTTTTCCGTTATAGTTAACTACAAAATCATAGTTTTTCCAAAAATACAATGCATCAGGAAAATATCGACTGGCTTTAATAAAGTTTGAGTGTACGGTTTCCATTATAAGTCTTTTGGTTATAACGGGTAATTTATCACCTTCACTAACAAAATCGACGATGAATGTGGTACCATCATAATCATAAGATATATGATAACCATCACCTGATGAAAAAATGGAATTTAATAGGTTTACCATAATTCCTTTCCCTTTATTTAGTTCTTCAGTACGCATATTATTTAAGTATTAACTATAAATACTATGAACTCAATAAATAAAATTATTCCTGAGGTCTTTTCCACCCTCACTTATGAGTTTGGAGAGGAGAAGATTATCTATGATATAACTTTTGAAAGTGTAACGGGTTGGGACTTTGAGGGTTCTCCGAGATTGAGCACGGTGGTGAAGTTCAGCAGACAAACACCAAAGACAAAGGTAATAGTTGCTAACAGAGTCCTTAACGAACATCTATGGAAAGAGATGAACGATAAATGTCACTATCTTGGTGTGAATCATATTCATGTTAGTCTGAGTAAAGATATTAGTAAGACCGAGTGTATATAATAATAATATGAAGTATTTATTAGTATGGATATCATAGATAAATATTTTGAGTTTACCGGTGATAAGTTAGATAATCAGGTAATGAAGTATTTTGGCTTTAACCGAGAAATGGAGACTAAGGCTGAACTCAGACTTGCAGATAAGTTGGGTATTGAGGGTATTGATGAGATTATGAAAGAAAAGACCAAGAATGTAATCAACATTTCTTCAGGTGGTTATGATGTTAATGTCTTGATAAAGAATTGGGACATAAATAAAGGTAATGGTGACATTTATGATAATAATCTTTGGTATGTTGATAATATTTATGTTGCTGTTGACCCAAAATCTACTGTTGAAATTATTTTTCGTAATGGTCACGAATATGAATTAGGTGATTTGTATAACTATTCAGATATTGATGAGTTGAATGCAAATTACAACACTGAAGACGACCCGATTACTGAAGACGATATCAATGAGATTGGTTATGAAGTTCAGGATTTGATTAAAGATTGGTTGTATGGAGAAGTATATCCACTTACTGGTGTTAATTTTGAAGATATAAATCCTGGTAATGAGAAAGTGAACCAATTGGTTGAAAGTTACGGGTTGAACGAACATCTCAAAGGATATGAGATGAGACATTTTGCATTACACGCCGACATATTTGAAAAGTTGTGGGACGGGTTTATGGATAACAATTTGTTGAGGACTTATATGACTTTAAGAATGAAGATACCAAAAAGACAGGAATATGTGGATTACTTTTATGAGTTCATCATGGATAATGGGGAACAAATTAAAAGAAAAGAGGAAGAAAAGAATTAATAATTAATCCACCAATCCAATTCTCCTTCACTTATAATTTCTGATAGGTGTTCGTATTTCTTAACAATACCCCAAACCGTATCTTCAAATAGTTCTATTCTTTCATCAGGAATATCTTGTCCAAGTGCTTCTACTTTTATGAATGGATAGTCATCTTCACGATAATAAATGTTAATCAACGCATCATTGACTTGCTCTGTGGTAAAATCACTCTTTTTTAATTCTTGTTCTAGTTCTTTTGTTGCATCGAGAGCTTCATTATCAAGGAAGTCTTGGTTGGTATAATTAATACCAACGTAAATCTGGTCACTTAAACCTAAATACTTTTCAACGGTATCAAGAACACTTTCTAAATCGTAAACTACATTAGCGTACTTTTCATCAAAATTTTCGTGTCTGGACATAATTCTACTTACATCGATATCGATATCTAAACTGATGTAATCTTTATCATGATGGTGTGGTATTCTACGTAAATCATATGTGATATCTAATCCATCAAAGTATAATACTTGGAGTAGTTTCTCTACTGAGGATAACATTGTATCTTCATTTCCAACATCTACACTACTTGGTGTTACTTGTACTTTCTCCCTATCTTCATTGATTCCATCTTCCAAAGACATAGACCAAATCTCATCTTCTTTTTGTTCTTCGTAGTTTTGACCGTAGTCCAACTGCACTTGTTCTAGGTCCATATCAATGATACATTGACCTTGAGAACCTTCATTTATTTCCCAACCAGGGAAATCGTTCAACATTCTGTAGAACATATCTTCAGCTGGTCCATATAGTTTGGTTTCTCCATTAAAATCTGAATTACCGACATCTTCAATATATCCTGAGTCACCACCACCATAGAATTGGAATGTGATATTACCTCTACAGATTTCTTCTTTTTTACAATAGTGGTCAGTAATTTCTTTTACTTCAGGTTCTCTTTCTATATCTACTGTTGCTGTTTGTGTATCTTCAGTAAGGTATTCACTATAAAGTTCAAAGATTGATATAGTTTTTGAATCGGGAAAAAGTCTTGCTTCAAAACCGTAAGGGTCCTCTCCAAAACCATCAAATTCATTTTCGTGGTTGTCGATGAGTACTTCCAATTCTTTTATGATGTCTATTGGAAGACGCAGTACATTTCTACTTTTTTGAGAAACACAACTCCACTGATTGTTTTGGTCGTGGAATTTCATATTATAGTAGTCACCTTCCTTTTCGGCGTAACGGCAACCATTAATTTTCAGGTATTCAAAAACTAATAGTAATTTCTTTTTTAATTCTGCGTCCATAGATTATAAATATTAGTCTTCTACATTTAATTTCATTGTTTTCATCATCCATATAGGTTTTTTCTCAGATAGAATACCTTCAATCCATTCTTTTGCGGTTGGGACGTGATTATTACAATCTTCTCTGACGTGTTGTTCACCAATATAACGTGTATAGATGGTTTTACCGTCACTATTTAAGAAATGTGTACCAAGTACTCTCTCACATTCAAATATACCCTCAGAGTGATGTCTAAACATTCTGTGGTATATGTGTGAATACCACCCTTTTGTTTCGTCAAACCACTGATGAATGTGGAGATAATCCTCGGGTTTACCTCCGTATTTGTTAACAGATGATTTTGCGTGTTGTAAAGGGTGTGCCATTTTATATTTCTTTTTGTCTTTATCTTTATATATGTATTCTTATTGTGTTATATAATAAAACAATTTTTAAATAAATAAAATGGGTTTAAAAGAAAAAATACAAGAACTACCCTCCAAACCTGATATTATTTTTATCATCACGGACCAAGAAAGGGCTACACAACATTTTCCTGATAATTGGGAAAAAGAAAATTTACCAACATTAACAAAACTAAAACAAAACGGATTCTCATTTGACAGAGCGTTTTGTAATACTTGTATGTGTTCACCGAGTAGGTCAACATTATTTACAGGGACATATCCAGCACAACATCAGGTTACTCAAACATTAACTGAGGGTGGTGTGTATTCCGATGGTGAGATTCAATTAAATAATCAAACACCAAATATTGGTAGAATATTAGATGACATTGGTTATGACGTACAATACCGTGGTAAGTGGCACCTAAGTAAAGGTGCTGATGGTGGTGACCCATTGGCCAAAGATATATCATTATACGGATTTAAAGGTTGGATTGGACCTGATGCTGGTGAGGATGCTAAACCTGAAAACTTTGGTGGTGGTTATCCTAACCACGATGCACGTTATGTTGCTGAGGCTATTGAGTATTTGGAGCAAGTAAGGGAAAGAAGAAAGAATGGTGATATGACACCATATTGTATGGTATTAAGTTTGGTAAATCCCCACGATGTTTTGGGTTACCCAAAGTTTGTTAATTATGGGTATACTGAAGACGAGTATACACAAAGAACTATCCCTGAGTTACCATCAACCGTTAACGAACAATTATTGAGAAACAAAAAACCGATGGCTCAATTACAAACGAACATTGCCGCTGACGGATTGTTGGGTGTTCTTAAGAATGACGATATGAAGTTGAACTACCTTAACTTCTATGCGTATTTGTTAACAAAGATTGATGCTCAGATTGGTGAGTTTATTGATGTGTTATATGACGACCAAGATATTAACTTGGCGAACGACGCAATCGTATTCAGATTGGCTGACCATGGAGAAATGGGAATGTCACACGGTGGTATGAGACAAAAGGCTTTTGTTGCTTATGAGGAAAACATGAGAATTCCTATGGTGATATCAAATCCTATATTATTCCCTGATGGTAAGTCATCACAAGAATTGGCAACATTAGTGGATATCCTCCCAACGTTAGCTGACATGGTTAAGGTTGATGTACCTACAGATGTTAGAGGTGTAAGTTTATTACCTATCATTGAAACAGGAGAAGGTGTTCAAGAAGAAATCTTATTTACTTTTGATGATACTAAATCAGGTTCTGCGTCATTACCATCTTCGGTAATGGCAGCAAATAGGTTAAGAAGTATTAGAACTAAAGAATGGAAATATACTTATTATTTTGATGCTTTAGGTAGTTACTACAAAGAGTTTGAGTTGTATAATCTTTTAGAGGATGAGAATGAGGAAAATAACTTGGCTTATAATTCTGATTTTCGTACCCAGATGATACGTGAAGACCTCCATAAAAGATTAAAAAGATTAGAAGAAACTAAGCTTAAAATTAATGAACATACTTTCGTTTCATTTAATTGGGTTGAAACTAACGCTAACTTCGATAACTATGCGTTTAACTCGAGTGAAGAAATCATGAATAAAGTCGTTAGGGGTGTAAATAAAGATAGTTCAAATAAAGATAAAAGAAGAAATATAATAAATTAAAATAAAAACGAAAATGAAAAAAACATTATTAACATTAATTACGGGATTACTCTTAATGAGTTGTTCTCAACAAAATGATTTAACATTTAATGAGATGGTAAATCAAACACAGGAAGTTGCAAAAGGTATTGATACCACAGCTTTATTTTATGAGTCAACTGCGACTAAAGAATTAACAGGTGTTAAATCAGTATTCGCTGGTATTAACAATACTACCATTGAGGTGTTGTGTGATTCTAAGGGTGAGACTAAATCAGAAGTTATTAATTCTCCATTTATGGAGGATGAGGTGATACATTTACCTGTCAAACTAACATTAGAAGATGCTGAACAAATATTATTAGATGCTGGATATGGTACAGGTGTCGAAGGAGTTGCTGATTGGTCTGAGGTTGTATTAAGAAGACCATTAGAACCAGGTTTCAACGTAGCACAATATATTTTTACGACAAGTAAAGGATTTGTAAGTGTAAATGCAACAACAGGTTCAATTTCACCTGTAAGTTTAGAGGGGTGTCCTTGCCCATTTACTGACCCATGTATTTGTCCTGAAGGTTCAGTGTCTGATAACACATATACTGTTGAATTTGATGTGGACTACCAAAAATGTAGTAACAATCCTATTGTAAGTGTTGGTGGCGTAGACTTCGGTTCTGTGGGTGACGTTAGAGCGGGAAGAGCATGTTCTAAGAATGGATATAAAAACATCTCAAAGATTGAAGCTGACATTGATTTATCACCAATGGCTCAAAGAGAAGGTTTTACTGGTGATTGGTTGAATGCCGCGTTTTATGCGGTTAGTAGTGATAAACAACCATTAGGTGATGGAAATTACTGTGATGCTGAGTTTACACCATCATCAGGTCAACCTGGATATCCATGTCCATTTTGTCAAGAGATTGATTTCTTAGAGACTAACGGTCAGAAAATGTTCCAACACACTTTACACTTAGCTGATGGTAAGGGTGGACCTCAAAGATACGAGGTTTCATATACTGAGGCTGCGAACACAGATTGTTGGCAGTGGGATGAAATGCAATCGGCATCAGGTAATGTGGGTGTACATAGTTTAGTGGGTAAGATTGACCCTAACAAACCATTCCATATGGTTGTAGATTTCAATGAGGACTATACGAATATGATTATCACATTGTCTCAAGATGGTAATAGTGTAAAAGTATTTGATATGTCTGAACCTTCATACCCATACACTCCGAGTGATTTGGATATGAGTAAGTTAAAAGATGCTATGAATGTTGGTTGGTGGTTTACTCCATCATACCATGATGATTGGTCACCTGGCACTAATGACCCAAATTGGTACAAGAACAGTGGTGGTGAATGTGGATGGGGAACTCTATGTGGTGACGGTGGAGGATGGAAACTTTCAAACCTCGTTGTTACGGCTGAAGAACAAATCTAAAATAAAAATACATTAAAAACTAACCCTCATCAGAAATGGTGGGGGTTTTTGTTTTATAATAATAAATACAATAATATTATATTTATTGTTATGAAGTCATATTTTAAAAAGATAAAAGAAACACTATTGTATTATGATATACAACCACTTTTATTCTTTTGGATTGCCAGTGATTTATTAAATAACCTAATATTATGGACAACACCATCCTATTGGGAAGAAGTAGGTCAACCTAACACATATTGGTTATATATGTGTTACTTTGTTCTAAGTTTATTGATGTTAATTAGTTTACATAATATTAAATGGTTGTCGAGAGCAGTGACAGGGTATCTATTATTGACTCTATTCTCAACGATAAGATATATAGTTAACATTTTTAGTGAGACAGGTGAACCTTTTGGGGTTACAGATGTAAAAAATTTACTCATAACTTGTTGGTATGCATTTATGTGGTCATGGATATTATTTAAATTAAAAAGGGAAATATTATATAAATCATTAAAATCATGAGTGAACAACTAACTACAATTATTATTACGACTCTAACAGTTGCTGGAGGCGCGGGGGCTTGGAAGTTTTATGAATTTTTAATTCGTAATAAACGAGAAAAACAAAAAGAAACTATGAGTGAACAAAATATGTATAGGGATGACTTACGTAATAGGGTTGAGAAATTAGAATCGGATAAAGAATCGTGTCAAAACCAACTTAAAGATATTACTGCGGAACTTGCGGCAATCAAAGTCAAGTTAGATTTTATAGAACGTGAAAACGATAGATTGTTAAGACGATAGTTTATGTTAAAACGAAAAATAATTTTAATTGCGGTATCAATACTAATATCTATATTTGGATTTATTATATACACTAATATTAATTCACGAGAATTAACGAGAATAGAGAAAGTCATTAAGTTTCATAATGGAATCAAGGATTTGAATCAGAAATATCCAACAGTGAGTAAGCCACCTAGTAGTCAGACTACTGTAATAGGTGGAGATAGTGTCAGGGTAATTACTAAGTAGATTTCATGAAAATATCTTTTGACTATTGTTTGAAGTGTGATTATATTTATATAAAAAACAATAGTAGATGAAGAAACTATTTCTATTAGTGGTATGTTCGTTTTTTACACACACCACTTTTGCTCAGTCCGAAAGGGACCAAAAGATACAGAAAGTTCAAGAGAAAAAATCTCAGAGAACGAATGTAAATAATAACAACTACAACCAGGGATATCAGAACGGATATAACAATGGTATCAATGAAGGTAGGTGGAACAATGGATGGAATAGAACACCATATTATTATAACCCATATGATGTCGGTTATTATCCTTATTGGAATGTAAACAGAAGATGGGGAGGAAGAGAATATTTTATGACTACGGATTCTGATTTGATTCAGAAAAATAATAGTAAACCTATGAGGTTATCTTTTGGGGTGATTGTTGAACAGGACGCCTTTCAAAGTCAGATGTCACCTTATATTATTACTGGTGGTGAAACATTTATGGTTATCCAATATCACACAACCTTACCAATCATTTACCCATATTACGATAATATATCAACGTGGGAAGTGGAAGATTGGGGTGATGAATCTGCAGGTAATGTGGAAACCAAGGGTGATTTTTCCATTGGTGCTGGTAGAACGATGGAACGTTTTTCCCCATACATGACTGTTGGTATTACTACCAGGAAGATATATAACTCGTACTATGATGAGTTTTATGTTTTGTCCTCTGAAAGTCAGAATGGTATTTACTTGATTAATCAACAAATATTAACTAACATGAGTATACGAGGTGGATTCCTTTATCATTGGAATTACTTAGAATTAATTGGTCAGGTTCGTTACGATGGTAGATTTGGAATCGGTGCGGGACTTGGTATTAAACTATAACTTATGAGAACTTTAACAGTAATGGACAATGATTAAGAAAAATCTTTTATTATTATTAAGTGTATTATTATTCACATCGTGTGAGAATACCTATAAAGTAAATAAAAATTACAGATATACCTTTCAGGGAACCACTCACGAGGACAATCTCGGCAGAAAGGTATATGGTGGTCACCATTTTATTTTGGACGAACCTATCCAAGATATGGCATCCTTCAAAGAATGTTATGTAAAGTATTTGGAGTGGTCAGGATTGGATAAGAACGGTGAGTATAAGAAAGCGTATTACCGAGATGATAAGAACATTAGGGTTTATCTATTCGATGAAACGTGGGGAAATGTAACTTTAGAAAATGCTGACCTTTGTAATTAAATAAAACTATGGAGAATTGGAATGAAGAACACTTTATTGGTGAGGTTGTGATGTTCGCTGGAAGTTACGAACCACATGGATGGATGGTATGTAATGGTCAAAGACTAATGAAGGATGATAATGTTGCGTTGTACTCAGTATTGGGTAATACGTATGGTGGGACCGAAGACGATGACTTTTATTATTTACCATCATTGCAATCAGAAACTAAAGGTGTTAAATATATTATATGTGCTAAGGGGTTATACCCTTCAAGGTCTTAAAGATGAAAGCAATAATAGCAGTAAATAATTTAGGTTTTATAGGTAAAGGTGACCAACTACTATGGCATAATAAAGAGGATTTAAAACACTTTAAGGTGTTAACCCTTAATAGTAGGTGTCTTGTAGGATATAGGACGGCAAATGGTCTCCCACCACTTAAGAACAGGGAACTAATCGTGGATGAGAGGGATAGTTTTAACATTTCCTGTGATTGGTGTATAGGGGGGAAGAAAACCTATGAGAAATACTCAAAATACTTCACAGAATTACATATATCACATATAGATAATAATGATATTGGTGATGTTACGTTTCCTGATTTGACAAATCTAAACCCTGAATGTGAAATATTCAATTATACATTTGGTTAATAAGTAAAAAATCTTTATATTTGTATTCTAAATAAGAAAACAAACAACATGTCAACAGAATTAAAATCACTTAAAGGTCAATTTCATAGTCAAAAGACTAATCAAATGGAGAACACTGAAATGTCATTAACGAGATTCAGTGGAGGTAAAGAGGGTATGAAACTTCAATTAACAATGAGAAGTCAAGAAGACCTCTTCACTCACATCGCCCTTAATAAAGAAGAGATTAAAACTTTAATCAAGGAACTTAAAGAAAACTTTGACCTGTAAGGTAAAATTATATACCAAAAAAGATGAGTATTAAAAAAATACAAGAAGAGTTTAGACAAACGGATAGGGCAGAATTATCATCGGCTGTTGTAGATAACTTCATATTTGGACTACTTGGTGCCATTTTAGTAGTGTTTATTGCAGAGAGAGTTGATATATTAGTATTATTAGGATATATGGTTTACTACTTCTTTTTAGGGAGGGTAGTTAATAGACCTAAGTATGTAACAAGTTTAGGAAAGTTTATAGTATTTCCAGTACCAACAGCATTAGGTGCTTTTGGAGGGTATAAATTAGCGTTCCTGTTAACACAAATGATGTAATGAAGAAAAAAGTAATATTTGATTTAGACGGTACACTAGCATTAATTGATAAACGAAGAGAGTTATCAACAAAGGAAGATGGTAAAATTAATTGGGACATATTCTTTGACCCAAAGAATATTCAGTTAGATTTACCCAACACACC